CCCACTTGCATTTAGTTCAGATTCAGTTGGTCTTAAATTGTTGGTAGTTGTTAATTGGACAAAATCATCCACTCCGTCAAGAAGTATTGACTTAGTATTATTGAAAGACGAACCTACCTTAGCACCTTGTCCCCATCCGATGGTATTATTTACTGCTCCTTGTCCGTATTCTATTGTATTTGCCATTTTATTAAGTTGTTATTGATCCAAATAAATACCATTCATCCGTAGCCACTTTTAATAATGTAGCTTGTGCATATTGTGCCGAAAGTTTACTTGCTCCACCAGCTGCTCTTAAAGTAACTCCACTACCAGCCACTACTTGTGATTGTCCACTATTGCTTTGTGTAATTTCTATTCGTGTTCCTGTAGGAAATGCCACAGAACTGTTTGGCGGTATTGTAGTTACGTTTGCACTAGCGTTATCTAATTTTAAAAACTTGTTTGCATCTGCTAAAGCCAAAGTGTTTGGAAAGCTTGAAACGGCTCGTGTAGTCGTTAATTTAACGCCATCAATTATTTCGCTTCCTGTGATGTGCTTACTGTTGAAAGAGCCACCTCCGACCTCTGCAATAGCAAGTCTATCAGTAGTTGCTAAATTAGCTCCTTTTGCCGTTAGTGCGCTTATCTTTATGTCTGCCATCTTCTATTTTGTTTAAAAACTTTTCTAAACGAATTATGTTTCGTTTTTTTATAGTATACTTTCTTTTCTTCATAAACACCAACCAGTAAAATTTGTATCGTTATTTGGGAACATATCTTCTGCATCGTTGTCGCTATATTCTGGAAACAACGAACTATTGTTACAAATATAATCTACAAATCTTTCTTTGTAGTGCATAGCAGTTTGACGTTGTTTCTCAATCATAAAATCTACTTCGTCTTTGCTTACCGTTTCACTATTTTCTGCTCCGTGTTTATATACGCCTTTATTTGCGACTGTATAAACTGCGTAAGGGAGGAACTCAACAAGGGCGAAATGAATTAAAGCTGGTTTTATATAAGTCGTTAGAAGCGATAAATACGGATTAGCTAAACTACCAGCAATAATGTCTGCTTGTATCTTTTCAAGTAGCTTAGTTCCAAGCATAGATTGTATGTGAATGTCTTGTGCGATCAAAACAAACTGTATGAATTTATCTACGTCTACGTTTCCGTTTACGTTTGTGTATCTTACTACATCGTCTCGTGTTATTAGTAGTGCAGTTGCCATATTATTGCTTTTTTATAAATCCTCTGTTAGGCATATCAATCGGTCTTTGACTTACTAACTTGTCGTTTTTAATTTTATAACCATACTTTTCGGCTTTACGAACTGCTACACGATTTGCTAAAGGTGATTTTATGTCAATTCCTGTACCTTCAAAGCTTACATATACTTGTTTATTGAAGCGATGATGGCAGTTGCCACCCCCTTTAAAAAGCCACCGCGAAAAGGTCAAAGCACCACCTTTTCCCCATCCCACTTGTCTTCCATCTTTGTTTGTATAAGCGTCTCCCATATACGTACTACCCATTCTTATAATGTCTTCTTTACGGTATATTTTATTTGCACTTAACATATTACGACAAAATGCCCTTGTGTTTTTTTGTAGTTCACCAGCGTAAACATATCTTGTTACAAACTTAATTCCATCTATTACTTTGTCCTGCTCACTTTTTGCGTTTGGAAAAGCCATTCCACTTGAAACAAGGTTTACTAATTTGTCTTTAAAACTTAACTTCGTGTTTATCTCGCTTGAAAGTAATGTGTTTTCTTCTTCGTCTGTTTCGTAGTCCACTTCAAACTCATCAATAAGCAACCATTCTTCTTTAGGTTGTTCGCCTAATTCAATTAAAGCTTTGCCTACATAATCGCCACTTAGTTCTAAACCTGTTTCTTCTTCAATTTGTTCTTCATCCATCATACCGCTCAAATCGGTAAATTCTAAAGGCTTTAAAGTTTTAAAGTACAAGTTTAAAGATATGCCGTTATAAGCAAGTATTTCATCAAACGCATCTAATAAAAGTTCTTGCATTGGTCGTATAACCATATTTAAATAAAGGTTAAAAGAGTCCTTTAACTCATCGGAATTTGAGCCGAAACCATTACTACTTGCGATTCCAAAAAGCATAGGCGATACAATCGAATGACCAACCATTATTTTACTTTGGCATTCTGTTGAAAGTGTAGAATATAAATCTGGTGCGTCGTTTACAGGCATCGCATCAACGGTTGTTTTGCTTTCTGCGTTGTTGTTAAAACTAACAATGACCTTGCTTCCGTTTGTTCCTGTAAGTTGATTTAAAACTTTGTTTTTTATTAGTCTTTGTTGTTCTTCGCTAGGTTGCCCGTTGTTAAAGTTAATAACTGATCGTGAACTAAAGCCATTATTTACTTCGTTAATTAAGTATTCGCTTATTGACTCCTCAAGTGTACAATAAGGTAAACAACCAATATAGTCTGGCAAAGCATAATATTTTAAACCTACACTATACGGCTTTACAAAATAAATTTCAATCGGTTCTTTTGAAGTGTTAAAGGCTGGTATTCTTTGTGGCTTATAGTTTTTAGTGTCTTGCCAATTATCTGAATAATAGTAAGCTTCTACTTTGCCATCTTCGTTGCACTTTTCGGCACGTAATAGTTGTACGGGTATGTGTTCAACTTGTGCTATTTTCTTTCTGTCTTTTGTGTAAATAACTTGCATAGCGCATTGTCCTAATAGCTTTAAGTCGCTTACAAGGTGTCGTGTACATTTCTTACTAAACAAAGCCATCATCGCAGCGTACTCATTTGGCTTTCTTGAAGCGTCTGATGCACTTAAACCTTTTCCGTATACTAAACGATTTGTGTTGTTTACAATAGCGTTCTGTGTCGTGCTATTTGTGTAGCAATCAATTAAGAATTGGTAGTAGTTATTGTCATCGCCAAATTCTACCCAATCTTCACGTTTACTTTCCGTTATAGTTGGTTGCTCGTAAGCAGCTAATTCTAATATGTGTATGTCCTTACTCATAAATTATAAATTCATTATTCGATGCTTGGCTTGTATATTGTCCGTTGTTTACTGAATAGGTTGCTACAGGTTGGTCGGTGCAAAATACTCGGTCTTTATGAACTACCGTACTACCGTTTTTTAATTCAAGCTTATAGAAGTGTCCTTCTTTTAGTACGAACACGGCACTAATTGTATCGTAATAGTCACCATTTGTACTTGCTTGTATTGTTACTGCTACGGTTGTATTTAGTTGTTCGTCTGTTAAATTTAAAGTGTCGTAGGTTTGGCTTCTTGGTATGAAACTAAACGTTTGTTGTACTCCACTTGTTGTTAAAATAATCATTCTACTATAATAACTTTTTTTTCGATTTTTTGTTTTTATTTCGTGTTTCCATAGTAATTAAAAACGAATTATACAAACGCTCAAATATGCGTTTTCGTGCGTTCTAACGAACTTTCTACTTTGCTTACTTACGCACATATTAAAAACTTGCGTTATTCGATTAAACTAAAAAGCCATAAATCTAAACAAAACTTTTGATCAGTATATAAACAAAAAAAGGCACTCCGAAAAGTGCCTCTTACATTATGAAAGGAAAAGAAAAACCTATGTAGTAGCTATTGAAGCATCTGCTCCAGAAGCATCAGCAAAAGCTGTTTTTAAAGCTGCTTCCGTAGAAACATCAATAAAATTGGATGGTAGAACCTCACTTGCAACGAAGGTCAATTTGTACCCATTAAAATCTCCCAAAGCCGCACCACTGCTAATTTCTCCAGCAGTTGTATCGCAACCCTGTGCAAGTCCCATTAAGAAAAATTGGTCTGTCATAGTGCGAACAATAATTCTTGGTCTACCGTAAGCAAGTAACTTAATATTCTTGTGCATAGCTTGGTCTTGTTTCTTTAAAGAAATAGCAAGTGTTTGCTCAAAGAATGTCGTTCCATTGTCACGTGAAGTTTGAACGGCAGTCGTGAACGAATTTTCGTTTGACTTTAGTTCGTACTTGTATAGAGTAATAAGTGAAGCTGGAACCCAAGTATCTATGGTGTCCGTGTTTGTAGCATCGTAAGTGATGTTGTCTGTGTCAAGATCGTCAAAGTTTGCAAAGTAGATGGCTTTTAAACCTGATACACTATCTTTACATTCTTCAACACGACCGTTTGTTATATCACAACTCATTTTATTTAAAGTTTTATGAATAAAAAAGGGTAGGCAATTTAACCCACCCTTTCTTAATTCTAGTTTATATTATTATGCGTGGTATAGAACTACATCAGAACCGATAGCATACTGAACACCAGCTGACATACGAAGAATGATTCTGCAATTTTGCGAACCATCAATTTCTGCCATATCGATGTACTTAGCTTCAGCGTTAATGTCACTCAACAAACCACATCCAAAGAATAAGTTTGAAGTTTGAGCAGCCATAGCAGTATCATCAGCCATTCCATTAGCAACAACTACAGGAATACCATCGAAAGAAAGGTTTTGACCAGCAAAGAAAGTTGTTCCTTTTCCGTCAACACCGTTAGCACCTAAGCCACCTGTTGCGAAACCACCCAAAGCGCGAATGTAAGCTTTTGCAATATTTCTTGAAACATAAAGTGTCAAGTCAGAAGCACCATAAACTGTAGAAGGAATTGCATCTACAATAGATCCTAATTTATCGATTACGTTTGCAGCAGTTACGGCAGCGTGAGACGCTACATCAACAACAGTTGCATCAGCCAAAGCCAATGGAACTAAACCATCGAATTGTCCACTTGTTCCAGAAGCACCCTCCCAAATCGATGTCTCGATAGAAGCAGCAGCCATTCCAGCAACGTGTGCTAACATAAATGATTTGAAGTCTGCTGG